AACCACTCACTGTAAATGTGTTACCATTTACAATTACTGTGCTTCCTACAGCAATATTACCTGTAGTAGCAAGAGCCGCACTTACATCTGTTCTTGTGCTTACTGCAACAGGAACACTAGCGGCCCAGTCGGCACTACCAACTTGAACCCATTGAGCACTTGTTGTACCAGATGCCTGTGTCTTAAAGAAAATATTGTTACGATCAGTTAGTGTAACCACAGCATAATCGCCACTGTTACCAATTGTACTCAATGGCACATAAGCAGTAGCGCCACTTGTATCAGCTACTTCACTGATGATAATCGGACTCTTAGCAATAAATGCATCTTCATTTTGTGCAGCAATTGCGTTGAATTCAAAAATACCCCATCTTGTGCTACCAGTATCTAACCAGTTAGTACCATTAGGCACATATCCACGTGGACGAACTGTGGTGCCCACTAGTTCTTTCAAATCAACATCGGCACGCACTACCCATACACGATTACCAAGTCCTAATGCAGAATATGCTGCCATTAGACCATATTCGTTTAACTCATCGCCATGTAATGGTGTGTCGGCGCTACTGCGGCGGAATGTGGGAGCACCAAATAAACTAGTGAGCTCACGCTGGCTGCTTATGCCGTAAATCTTGTTAGCATTGGCCTTGGTTGTGGCTGATGCTGTGACCCCATTAATGGTCTTGTCTTGTTGGGTGGCAACTACCACAAACGGCACTGACCCTAATGCTGTGGGTAAATATTGTGCTTCGTCTGTAATTGTTACTTGTACACCTGGTGATACTAGTGCCATGATTTCATCCTTTTAGAAGATAAAGATAATATTATCTGTTCAAATATTTATTTTGAACTGGCAAAATAACCCAGGTTAGCGGTCCTTTCCTCGGTCCTTTACCAACTAAATACTAGATGGAACGAGCTCGATGTCCTATTTGCAAGAAAAATCCTGTGGCCATAAACTATAGACGTGGCGACAAGATCTACTATCGTAGTTCCTGCACTCCATGTATACATCAAGGACGTAAGTTAACGCCTGAAATACCAGGCTGGCTCAAGTCAGGTTATAAGAAGCCTGAAAAGTGTGACCGTTGTAGTTTTAGGTTTAAGAGCGCAGCACAGAGCAAAGTTTATTATATCGACGGTAATATCAAAAATAATCACTGGCAAAATCTGCGCTGTATTTGTCTAAACTGCCAAATAGAAGTTGCCAAAACAACTTGGCGTCCTAGCCCTATTCAACCAGACTTTTAATCTGCTGATAAAGCTGATCCACTGTGCCATTGTTGTCAATGACTCTATCAAACTTGGTACCTAACCAAGCCCATTCACTGGGATGAATATCAGGATAACGAGATGCCATGTCACGTTCTTGGTCGGAGATAATCCACTGATCATCTTCTGGGGTATGCACAGTCTGTAGCGCACAGGCCAGCCATTCCGGTGGAGCTCCACGTTCAACGCAGATCATTTTCCCGCCTACACCACGTATAGCACGCACTTCATTTGGAAAACGCACATCAGAAATCACAATATTGTCTGTGCTTTGACGTAGTCGGTTTTCTAAACTGGCTACCCAGATGTCATCGTGGAATCCATGACGACAAACATCAGTGCCCCAGTACTGTAGGATCCAACGTGGAGTAAGCGTGGGTATTTTAAGACGTTCGGCCCACCATGTATCCACTTGTTCACGCCAAGCACGACTAGCAGCAGTGCGCCCTTCTAGCATGATTCGGTCCCAACCAAACACACAGGCCACAGCATCTTTTAGTGTATTAGCAAAACTTTCTCTACGAAAGCCGTGATAATTTACAAGGTAGTCGGCCACAGTGTCTTTGCCTGAGCCAATAAAACCAGATATACCAATTATTTGTGTCATGCAGATAGTGTATGACACTATCTATGCTAAGTCAAGACTTAGACGCCGAATTTGTTCTTAGACTTTGCTCTAACCGGACTAGTTTTATGAGTATCGTCGGCTTCGCGACTGCGTTTATCGTTAACGGGATTCTTAACATTAGTCTTGACGGTCTTAAAGGCTTGATGCATCATCTTATGCTCTAGGTCACTGTAAGGAACCGAAACATTGCTAGTTGAATACCAAGTACGCTCATCTAAGTCAACAGGCTTGTCACCACCATCTGCCATAGCAGCAGCCATACCCACACGATAAAAGTTCATTGTTCCATCAGTATGATACCCATCACTGTAAGTGTGAGTCTTGTGCATGGCATTTTTGGCATGTTTATTCAGCTTGCCCTTCTTACCTTCTATGACAAATTCATGTGCTCTCATTATCCAATCACCCAAGTAAGAGGCATTGCGCCATCTACATAACGTTTCAAATCTTCTTCTAACTTGTCCATTTCTTCTTTGGCTTCTGCTATCAATGCAGTACCATTTAATGTAGTCCCACCACTAGGACCTGCTAATGCAGCATATTTACTACGAGCTTCACCTAGAATACGTTTAGCAAAACTATAGGCATAATCTTGTATCCAGGGAAAGATCATGTAATCATTTAGAATCATTGAATCAGGTTTGTAATTGTATATGTGCAGTAACACACCTTCAGCTGGAGAGTCAGTCACTGGGCTAGTAACTTCGGTTTTACTTAAATCAAACCCAGTCACAGTGGTCGCGCCAAGTGTGGCTGCGGCTGTAATTGTTACTGTTTTAGTACCGACATTCACAGTCTGTGCAGCGTATGTACCATTATAACCAGCTACTGGGCAATTATTAATAACTACACTGTCACCTGCTGAAATGTTAAATTCATTGTTAACCACAATAGTAATGGTACTACCTGCTGTGGCAGCATTAGCAGTCATGGAATTTACACGAAACACGTTCTTGCCTGTGGCCGGCATCTTCCTTACAATAGTAAGTTTTTTGGTCACATTGTTGAACGTATAGTTCATGTGCCCACCAAAGAAACGCATGGCCATTTCTTGATACTGAGTAAACAATTCATAGTTGACTAAGCCACCAACACGCCCGGCTACCAACATGTATGTATTCAAATACCCAGATGCAAATGGTTCAAATTGACTAGCAGTTGTACCAGTTACACTTCCTATGCCCCTACGATAGATCTGGCGCACTTGCATGATCTCTGCTGGCAGAATATATTCTTGTGTTTCAGGTAACAGGTTTAAGAAAGCATAACTTTCTTCTACACTATTACTGGACTTTTGTCTGTACTTGAGTAGGGCTGTTTTAATAGCTAGATCATAGTGCTCTTTATCTAGCTCAACATCTACCATGCCATCACCTAGACGCAACCTAATGTAATCTATGATTTCATTACGCTTGTTGTCTAAGCTAGTGTATAAGTTTTCGTCATAGGCTATGGGCCCAGGGCCACCAAGGCTTTGAGTAATTAATGCGTTCTTGTTGTCAAGTCCAGTTTTTTTAGTAACGGCCATAGAAGAGTCCTACGATATTTTATTTATCGTAGGACTCAGCTTATGCTACTTTGAGTAGTAGGGTGTCTTCGTTAATCCTGCCATTCATACGCACTTCTACTGCTTTAATGTCTTTAAGAAATGTGCGTAGTGCTACCTTGCCGGCTCGTGCAAACTCTTTGAGCTGCTCATCTGGTTTACGCAGCGTCTTAGCTAGGCTTTTAGCTTCGTCAAATCCAGTAATCGAAGTACCCTTGACACCAAGTTGGCCCAAGTTTTCTGCAACATAGCGCCCAAGTTTACGAGTTTTGGTATTGAATACCCAGAGCTCTTGTGCCCCAATGATGTCTGTGGGATTGATACTGACAACCTTGAGCGCACGATCTTCTCGGGCGAACTTGAGACGAGATACCACTTTCTCCTTAGCTGGAGCTTTTCGGACTCGCGCTTTTTTAACTGCTTTCTTAACGCCGCGGTACTGCTCGATTCCAGCCAAGAGATCAGCAAGAAAGGCAAACAAGCGTTTGTAATCACCAGCGCGATAGTGACGATAAGACTCCACCAATTGTGCATCTGATTTGTCCTGAGCAGTCATTAGTTCTTGAACGTGTCTTTGAAATACCGTTTCATATTTACCTAATTGGCTCTGGGGAACCCGATGCACAGTAAGGAAATCATAAATCTTAAAGTCTGTCTTTTGGTTCTTGACGACCAGATCGTAGTAGCCTTCAATCTCACCAATCAATTCCGCAGTACGCTCTTGCAATCGATCTTGGATAGTGACCTTGCGCTCAACAACTTGTGCAGGCGCCGATGTCGTATCCTCGCCCATGTCACCACTTCGAGCTGCAAGTGCCAAGCTATAATCAATTTGGTCGTGGATATACTTGACGTGCCTGTCTAACAAGGGCATACCTGCCCGATGTGCCATGATGAGGCTACACGGGGTCATCAACACATAACGATCTGCGATGGCAGCGAATCTAGCTAGTTTACGTCTATCAAGTTTAGAATTGCGTTGAAGCCAGTCATTCAGGTGCTTGCGAATCTGTTTTGTAGTATAGTGATAATTGTAGTAGTGAAAGCTCTTACGTAGGTGATGATCAAATGTTTCAGTGTCAAAACTCAAAGCTCGCTCAGTGTCCCATTTGGGCTCGGGTCCAGTGGCTTTTTCATCAGCTTGAATTTGAGTACGAATAGGTGCCTTTTTCTTAGGCACTTTAATTCCAGCAATTTTAGCCATGTCTACGCTCCTAAATTGACAATAATGCTAGTGTAACATATTGATCGAGATTTGTCACTGACTCTGTGAACTTGTTGTATAAACCCAACAGTTTATGATTGTGTAAATTGTTCCTGCTGTTAACAGCTTCTTGAGCTATTTCCCGCCTAAGATTCTCACAGGTTCGGTACATTTTTTGTAGGTCCCGCCTTACTGAATAGCGTTCGATTTCGCGTATTCGTTGGGGCAGAGCTTCGTAGATAGCAACAATTTCCTCGTCCATATCAATATTATATAGCAAGATTATCCATAAATACAAGATAAAAATGGAGATGTACTTTGCCTAAACTCAGTTTATGGCGCAATGGGCGTCATACTAATGACTATCGCTTTATTGATCGCAACATTGCCGAGTTCATGGCTATTTCGGGCACAGGAATTCTAGTGCACAAATATTTGGGACCAATGGCCCAGGCTGATACCGGAGATGCTACTCAACCAGCTAATACTACTGCTAGTGAGTTGAATATACAAGATCTGTTATTTCTGGAAAATCGCGATCGTAAGTACAGCGAAGATGTCTACCGACTGCGTGGTTGCTATCAAATAGCCGACAGCAGTTTTGATCTAAGCCAGTTTGGGTTATTTCTGCAAACTGGAACAGTATATCTTACATTCCATATTAACGAAATGATCAACGCCATGGGTCGCAAACTCATGAATGGTGATGTACTAGAAATGGAACATCTCATTGATTACGAAACTCTAGATCCCAGCCTACCTGCTGCGTTAAAAAGATTTTATGTTGTTACTGATGCTACTCCCGGCGCAGAGGGCTACAGCCCGACTTGGTGGTCACATATATGGCGTGTCAAAGTCAACCCCTTGGTAGACAGTCAAGAATATCGTGACATCTTAAACAAGATCACAGTCAGTGAGGATTCTAATCAACCAATTAGAGAAATCATGTCAACTTATCAGCGATTATCTTCAATTAATGATGCCATTGTTGAACAGGCCGAAGTAGACTTACCCAAGAGTGGATACGATACCACAGGCATCTATCATAGGAGTGCAACTGCGGATAGTCCTGACTTTACAGTAAATGCTTATCTAGGTAATACCGAAACTACACCAAATGGTGAGAATGTAACACAGGGTATTAACTTCCCCGAGAATCCAGATACCGGAGATTATTGCTTAAGGGTTGACTTCTTGCCCAACAGATTATTTAGATTTGATGGCACACGCTGGCGCAAGATTGAAGACAAAGTTCGAACTAATATTACTAACAATGCCACAGATAATGCTACACAACGTAATAGCTTTATTAATAACAATAATACCTACGTTGATGTAAATGGCAGGGTGCAGCCACAGAAGCAGAGTCTGCATGATGCCCTCAAACCAAGAGCTGATTAATGACTACATTTTTTTATTCGGGACAGATACGTAGATTTGTTCAACAATTTGTACGCCTAATGAGCAACTTTCATGTTCAATTAGGTCAAGATTCTACAGGTATTAGTAGTTTATTACGTGTGCCTGTTTATTACGGTGACAGCAGTCGCCATGTGTCAGCTATTATCGCAAAGAACTCAGCTAACAATTTGCCTACTGTTCCAGCCATGACTATTTACATATCTGGGCTTAGATATGATAGACAGCGAGTTCAAGAGCCGCAGCATGTTAGTAAAATGCATATACGTGAACGAGCGTATGATCCCAACACAGGGCAATATTCTGGACTACAAGGTGATATTGTTACTGTAGAAAGACTAATGCCAGTACCTTACATACTGGCACTAAAAGTAGACATTTGGACGTCAAATACCGACCAAAAACTACAATTACTAGAACAAATTGCTCCGTTATTCAATCCTAGTTTAGAAATACAAAGTTCTGATAGCTACATAGATTGGACCAGTCTTAGTACAGTAAACTTGATCGAACCTACGTTTTCTAGTAGGACTGTGCCAGTGGGACCCGAAGATCAAATCGATGTTGCTACATTAACGTTTGAAGTACCAATTTGGCTAAGTGCTCCAGCCAAAGTACGTAAACAAGGAATCATACACAAAATTATTGCCAGTGTATATGATCCAGCCACTGGCCTAGACAATATACAAGAATACTACGACCTACAAGGCAGTGTGATTGCTACAAAACAAATCTATACTCCTATCAATCTCAATGTAGTCTATATGGGCAATACGTTAAAATTGTATGTGAATGATAGCGAAGTTGAGTTTGATGATGGTACATTGCCTGCCATGCGTGAGGGTGACTGGCATCTTGCTGTACGTAGTTTTGGTGAGCTAGCCGGTGTCGTTACAGGAACAGACATACTACAAAATGGTATAAGTCAGGTTAGACTAGAAAATGATGGAGTAACTGTAGTAGGCACTGTGG